GCATTGATTGTGGACTGATACCAACTTCCTTGGCCCAGTCCGCAATGCACATTGTTTTCCCATCAAACGTGTAAAGCCTGGTAGCACGTTTACCGCCACGGTTTCGTGTTTGCTCTTTACGTGTTGACCATCGACAGTTTTCTTTGCAATAGTTTCCATCATTATCGATACGATCCAATTCCATTTTTGGATCAAGTTTTGGCCCCATATCTTCTAAGAATTTATTAAAGTCATTCCAGGATTTTTCATAAGTTATTCCACGACCACCATATCTTTCATAGTGTGTACAACCTTTGTTATTGCAACGTGATTTCATTGCCACCCAAGATTTATATTCAGAATGATGTTTGCTTTGGTTGGACCAGGCACCATGTTTTGTTGCATAACATGCTTTAGAGCAGTAAATTACTCCGTTTTTTCTTAATCGCATACGAACACTTGCGGGCCATTTGCTTTCAAAAGGTTGTCCGCACTTGGAACAAATAAAGAGTGTGTCCATTAAAATAGAACCAAGGAACCCAAGAAGCCTAGCACAAAAGCTTCATAAGCGAGAACGCACATGTCATCGACCAGCTCGAACAAGCAACCCTTGTTTATTGACCGTCCGTTATTTGATACGGTCCGGGTTACTACGCAGACTGTTGGCAGTCAAGCCAGTAATACAATCTTCGTGCAAGGTGGTCAGGCTCCATCAATCCTGGTGGACATGGACGCGAACCTAAGCGAAGACAATAATAACGGTGGTGTCGTCGATTCGATCACGATTGCTCGCAACGATCGTTATCGGGACGCTGATTACACCGTCAATGCGTCAACGTCTGGTACTGTTGTTGCCTTAACAAGCGGCCAAGTTGTTTATATTCAATCCTCTGCGGTTCTTACCAATGGGACCGCAAGTGGAGTTGGTTATTATACCTATACCGGCTCGGGTACTCTTACTGGAGTTAATACGGCACTGAACTATTCGGGTGCTATTGCTAGTGGTTTCCAGTACCAAGGCGTGGCCTATGGTTATCAACCAGCGGTAACATTTGTTTTCTATCAGACTCGTAATACGACCACTCCTATCCCAGCCAGTGGCGACTACCGTGTTCTATTTGCAAAAACTGTTCCTGCCAACAGTGGTGTTGTTGACTGCTCTGACGTGATGCCTCAGTTGGCAGTTCCCATGCCAACAGCAGGCAACACCAACGGTCTTGGTCCTAGCGCACCACTTCGCAACAAAGGGATTTACCTGGAGCGAGGCGACCGTATTTATGTGGGTGTGTTTGCGGAAGGCCCCAACATTTCTGGTTATACCCCAGGTGCTCATGTGTACGCACAAGGCGGTTTCTTCTGATGAGTTGTGACTAAGTCAAAGGGTACGTTTGGATCTTTTACACCTTTTACCAAAGAAAAGGATAAGGATCCATTTCACCTAAAGCCAATCACAACCGAATTTTCCAAGGGATCTATCCCCGATTCTTTAAGTACGATCAATCGAGAATCGGCTTGGTCTCGTTGGCGCCGTGGCTATGAACTAGCCACAGCAACTTTTTACGACAACGATTTTACTTATCCATTTCAATATCAAATTCCCGTTCCGTCAGGCACACCAAGTTCAGTAGCTAATCCAAACCCTATTATTTCGGGTGCATTTGTTGGCTTCCCTACGACCAACAAAGAGCTTGGCATGCACTGGGCCGGCTGGCGTTATGCCGGGTCCATGAGAAGCGATAAGTTAAAAGACCCAATCACGAACGACAGGCTTTATATCGAATCAATTACACAAGACCAAAGCAACTGGTATGTAAAGCTTGCTGGTTCTTGGAGTGCAGCCAACCCACTTCCTCCTCCCTTTTATGTAGCTGTTCCAGGTGTTCCAGGGGGGTTAAAGCCTTTGATTACCGAGATCCTGGAGGATCGCGTTATCACGATTGATGGTGAAATTATTGATAAAGATACGATTGATCCGACAACTCAAAAGCGTTACGGCTACGTGCAAGCTGTATTGACTGCCGTCAATCAGAACACAGGTGTCTTGACGTTTAAAAAAGCTGGCTCGGTGCAGGTTACACCGGACCAAGAATATTTAACACCGTCTCCAGCTCAATTTACCGTTGGGAGATACTTGATTACTGGTGCAAGATTCTGTTGTTCTTGCCAAGATTTTACGCACCGTGATTACGCATTTTTAACCAACCCAGCAGCCAGTGACCGAAAGTTTTTCCCGCGCAACAATATTTCTTCTGTGAAGCCAGGTCGTTACGAAGTCATCACGTTGAGTGGTGTTGTAGATAACAATGCGATGAATGATGCATCCGTCAATAGAGAAATGGATGTTTACGCTCCATCTGGATATAGTGTTCCATTCTCTTTGTCGACGACAACCACAATTGACAACAAATCCACCAGGGACAATGTTGGTGTTTATAGAGAATTTGGCGCTACTTATTTAAGAAGCACAGCCAACCCAGCAATCCCTGGATCCAAAGCAGAAGGCATGCCTGGCTATAACGATTACTCCACAGAGCAAGGCGTAATCACATCGCTTACCGATAACTGGACGCCATTGCTTGATGAGATGCGTTATTGCAAACATATCTATGCACTTAAGTTCAAGGACAATACGTTCCCTCCAGAGCCATCTGATTTCCCAGTGCAAGTTGGCAGCATGGCTGCGTGGGAACAAAGATTGGTAGAGAATACTGAAAGTGAACAAAAAGAAGCAGCTTCTTTTGTTATGACCATGAGATCATTGGCGGACATGGACGTTCCTCCTTACAACTGTCAAAGTCCCATGATGATGCCGATGATGCAAAAGCTCTTTAACGTCCCAGCTGATTTTATTGTGATGGGAGGATTTACGATGTTCGACAAAGACGGCAAGCCATATAAGCCTTGACATAATTGTTAATAAGGTATACTTATGTTAAGTCTCACGAGACTTGTTAGGAATTCCTTAAGAACCAGCGACCCGTCCTGTACCATTCTTAGGTTCGGGACGAGCGGACACATAAGCCATGACTCAGCCCATCCCTGTTGACCAGCGGATCGTTGACGATTTTTTCCAGCTCAGCTCTAGCCGTTCCACGAAAGGAGCCGCGTGGTTATTTGGTATGATTGCCACCTATGGCATCAAGCCAGAAGATCTATCGTCCTTTGATTGGGGACCGGAGGCATCACTGGTGCTCCCCAATAAAAAACGTCCGATTCGCCCACTACATCCACAGTGGGTTTTTCTGTTTGATCTGCAGAAAAAACGGCCTTGCGAAATGCAAGACCGTGTATCCATCCTCTCGTCCACGTTGTACAGGCTGATGGCTCATCAAGTCATCAGCGTTAACATCACTGATTTAATGTTGGCGCATAGGCTACGGAAGCAACACTACAAACAGATCAAGCAACCGCAGCAAGCTTCTCTTGCTTGCGTAGGTGCTTCCTGACTGCCTCCACATTCCAACGGTAGCCATCCCTGGAGCGTGTCTCCGGGAATGCGGCGAAGTGGGGACCGAGCTTCAGTGTGCCGTTATCCCGCATACGGAAGAGCTCCTTGCGGTCGATCCCGAGGAGTTCTTCAGCGCGGGCAACGGAGACCCAGCCTGTGTTTTGAGCCATGACTTAGCGTCAGGGTGAACAACTCTCGTACGGTAACGGGCTAGAGCCTTGAGTCAAGTGGATTCATACTTTTTTAAGGGTCGCATGAAGAACTGTAAAGCTTAAGGAAATTAAAATAAGGTAACGGCAACTAAAGAGCATGTATTACAGCGAGCATGAGCCCATTGCCCTTCTCGTTGAAATCACGCCAAAGTTAGCAAAGAAACGGTTTAGAGATGAGATATACAAATCCTGGAATCATCAATGTGCTTATTGCGGGGAAGATGCAACAAGTCTTGACCATGTAATTCCACGTCACAAATCAGGAGAAACAACTCGTAAGAATTTAGTGCCAGCCTGCAGGCGCTGCAATGCTTCTAAGGCATCATACAGATTGCACGAGTGGTACTTAAATCAAGATTTCTTTTCTAAAGCTAGGCTCAATAGAATTGAAAGATGGATTGACCAAAATCCTTTCCAGGTATTGCATTGGGAAGAAGAAACAGATTCATCATTAGTACGGGTTAATTATGTCGGACAAACCAAGGAAAGCTGTGGCTGCTGCCAAGCGATACCAGAAGGACAAGATGAAATGCAACTCACCACAGAAAGCGCCCCCTGGAGATAAACATAAAAAAGTTGTTAAAAGCTGCCACGGTGGTGAGGAGAAGATTATTCGGTACGGAGCCAGGGGTTACAAAGATTACACGCAGCACAAGGATCCCAAAAGACGTGCTAACTTCAGGGCGCGGCACAACTGTGATTCCGTAACCGACAAAAACACAGCCCGTTACTGGGCTTGTGAAGACCTCTGGTGATCCTCATGGCAAAACCCAAATCCTCCGGCTCCATCAAAATTCAATCCAAGCCGAAAAAAACCAGGCAAGGACAGGGCATGAACTCACTTCCTAATCACGGACGCAAACAACGTCGCGGTCAAGGGAAGTAATTATTTGTGTATATTGGGGGTAATTAAGTTACCCCCATGTCTGATTTTTCTGCTGCAATTGAACTAATCAGAAAGTACGAAGGGTATAACGAAAAGGCTTACCCAGATCCAACCACTGGTGGCGAACCTTACACCATTGGTTATGGAACACAGTTTTACCCAGACGGCTCTCCAGTCAGACGCGGACATCTCTGCACGAAACGCAAAGCCCTGGAATATCTGTACCACGAGTTAGAAGTCCTTGATACTGAACTGAAGAAACTCAACCTAGGCCTGGATGACTGCATGCATCAGGCATTACTTTCTTTCAGTCATTCCGTTGGCTGGAACTCTTTTCTGTACAGCAATATTATCGATTGCCTAGAACGAGAAGATTGGCGCAGCGCCAGCCAAGAAATTCCCAAGTGGGTCTTTGATCAAGACCATAAGATGGTGGGCGCCCTTCTGCATCGTCGCCAAGAAGAAGTTGCGCTGTTCCTGTGTCAGGTCAACGACAATCCCTGGATCTCTACTGAGATACTCTTGACGGCTTTTCGTAACTACAGCGCGGCAGCTCACCAGGTCCGTGCCATCCGTATGTTAGAAGAGTCGATCAACCCTTATACTCTGTCTGAATTCGCCAATAACTACAAGATTGACGAGGACCCATGGTGTGGTTCAGAGTACGAGGAATTTGATCCTCAAGGCATCTGTGACATTTAGCCCTAGAATAGTTTCAATTGAAGCATGAAACCAGGAATGGACAGATCGGTTGAACCTCACCAATTTGAGCTTCCTTTAGAGCTTCAATTCTCGATGCGTAAGGCCGAGCTACAGGCCCAAGAGATGACGTGGGATCAGCTCTATTCCGCGCTCTTAAACTTGTACCACCAGCGCCTGATGGAGTGGTATGCGGTTAAGTCATTGATGGCCGATGAGAATGTCGATATCGAATTTGACATTCCCACCGATCTGGAGCTAGCAGAACTCGCCGCCGCATGCATCTACGACGACGAGGATGATGACGATGAACTTCAGCCGTTCTGAACTTCTACAAATGTCAGCAGCCGATCAAGATACCACTGTGCTTTGGCAAGGTCAGTTTTACCCCCCTTATTACGCCAGCGCCATAGATACTTAACACTGTTACCACGAAGATAACCCTGGTACTCCTCCGGTGTTAATTGAGCTTCAATGGCTTCAATGCACTCAATTCCACCACCATCGGTGTAGTGCGGAGGATGATTCACCTGGTCCGGTTGAACCACAGGTGCTTCTTCCTTGACAGCCCAAGGCACCGGGCAAACGCCGTCTTTACATTCCATGCCGAGAATATCGCTGGTTTCTACCGGAGCAAACCACGTCTTTTCTGCGACAGGATCAGCTCCTCCTCCGGTGCTGTTCCCAAGTCCAGAACTAGGGTCTTCGGTCGTGGCGATGAAGCTGGGTACATCTCCAGTGCTTCCTCCATCGATGGGATATAACCCGTCATTCCAGGCCGTGCCCCCTCGAGTTCCAGTGGATTCCTTTCCAGCCCCTCTTCGCATAACGTCAAGCCGCGATTGTACTGGTCATATAATGGCACATCATTTTCTTCATTGTCGAGATCAGTGTCGAATGTTGCCTGATTCAGACAACGACACATGACTTCGTCAATGATGCTTTGACCGAGACCGTCGCGGTAATCAGCAGGGCTATGCATGGAAATATCCTGGCCTAAATTGCCTCGATTACAATATTAACATGGCAAGATTCTATAACCCACGTCAAGATAATCCCGACCAGCCGGTTGATACTTCGGTTGGTTACAGAGGCCGTCTTGAGTACGATCCACGCCATGACTCTGGCTCCTCTGGCGGTGAAGTTACTGACTTAACCCCCGAGCGTCAATATGACGTTGATTTGAGGCGTCTAGATCCAATCGAACGTGCTACCGCTGGAGCAGCCGATACAGAAAATGCGGTACAGCAGGCGAGAGTATCTCGTTTTCTAAAAGCTTCCCGCCTTGCAGAGAAATATAAATCACAAGCTGATACCCAATACCCAATCATTGGTACATCCGTTGGACGCCAACCGTCTTCACGACAAGGTGTTGTTCTTCCAACCTTAGGCGAAGCACCAGGTGCGAGGGGTAGTATTAACTACCCCAACAAGCCTCAACCACGATCTGGCAAGGCGTACAACTGGCTTGACAGTTTTAGTTGATTAGACCTTACTGAAGACAACTTCAGGGGCTTGGTTCTGGTACTTACCCTTGCGATCCTGGTAGCTGACTTCGCATGGGTTGCCGCGATAGAAGAGGAGTTGGGTAACGCCCTCATCTGCGTAAATGCGGTTGAATAGTCCCGTGCAATTGCTAATCTCAAGCGTCAGGTAACCCTCCCAGCCACTCTCAGCAGGAGTGATATTAACCAGGATTCCCGATCGGGCATACGTAGATTTGCCAACGGCAACTACAGTTACATCACGGGGAAGCTTGAGGCGCTCTCGTGCCACCCCCAAACAATACCCATAGGGAGGAAGAAGGAAATACTTGCCTTTTTCGTCCTCCAGTAATTCGGCATTGGTCAGAATTTCCGGCTTGAAATCCTTCGGATCGCACTCACCCTCAGAAATGCGTCCAAAGATGAGACATTGTTCTGGCGACAAACGGATGTCGTATCCATAGGAACTTAGTCCATAGCTAAGAATACGACGGCCATCTTCTTTGCTGATGAGACGATCCTGGAACGGGACAATCATCTCCTCTTCTTCCGCGAGTTGACGGATTTCTTTATCGCAGAGAACGCTCATAGACTTTTTAAAGCTTTTTCAATATAGATCATTCAGCAAAGAACACGGCCTTTTTCAGAGTAAATATCGATGAATCTCTGGGTTGCTTCACCAATATTGTCCTTTGGCTGCAGATAAACCAAGAATGAGGTGCAGGTGTTGTGGTTTTTAACTCCTTCGTTTGTTCGCGCTACAAGGTTTGGTACAGTACGCAGAATGCACACCGGAAAATCAAAGAGCCGCTGTTCGTACCTAAACATGTCGGGACAGTTAGAGAAGTAAAGACCCTCCTCGATTTCGTTATGGTACCAAGCTTTGAAAAGACGCCGAAACCAAACAGCATGGGACGATGTCAACGTCGAAGAACATGCCCTGGTCATCTTCCACCGTTCGTTCTTTTTGTCCCAGAAGTACGTCCCACTTGGCGGAAATAAGTAAACCTTGCCGAACCATTCCTGGTCGTTCAGTCCATCATCTGTGGGCGTGAAGAAGTTTTTGGCGTTGACGTACTCATTGGCAAAAGCAGAACTGGCCACATCAAGATCGATGTGACCCATGAGACCGTGCGCTGCCGCAACAAGATCTGCATTGGTCACAAGCTCCAGATCTTCACGGCGCATGCCGCTTTTAGTAATTGCCATTACTGATTGGTTTCTTTGTTGTAATCCACTTCAAAATATCGAATACCTTCATCATCATTAATGACGTATCCAGCTTTTTCAGTTGGATCAATCTTCTGTGCAGCAGAGAGAATACGCCTAAAGCTCTCGGCCAAATCACCGTCGTTTGCTCGCTCACACTCCTCTTGTGCCGAGTGAATTTCTTTGAGCGTCCAGAAGAACATGGAACGTTCTTTGTTTCTTGGCTGGAACACCATCACCCCAGGCCCTTCTAGTTCCCACATCTTGCAATAGTGTTCACCCATGTCACCAAGGATTAAACGCACCGTAGCGTCCAGCATCCGGACCTTGGTATCGTCCATATCAGGGCCAATGGCCTGAGCGATCAGCTTCTCGCGTCTATTCATAGGATGCTAAACCTTGTTTTTGAAGGACCTCTTGGAGCTTAGGCAATGGCTGATAGATGACGACCAACTTGCCTAAGACACCACGTTTTTTAATAAGCTTACCGCTTTCGTCCCGAAGTTTGTCAAATTCACCAGAGCGAATTAAATACTCAGCAACGCAACGCAACCGCCGCTTGAGAGGTAGTTCTGCAGCTGGGAACTTGCTACAGATGGTATCAGGATTCATGTCACGGAAAGCGACGCGCAATCGATTGGCCAAAGTCATGTTTGAATTCACGTCCTCCTCTTCGTAGTTTCTAATAATTTCTAGATACCGGCGCAGGCATCCATCATCAAAAGAACCCTCGGGAGGCATGAAGCATTCCATCTGGAGCGCCAAGGAAACCGGAAGAATTTCCCTGTAGTTCTCTAGATTTACCTCTTCGATTTGAAAGGTTTCAAATCGATGAGCCAGGGGTACTGTCTTCTTCTGCATCTGGAGAACTTTCTAAAGAGGCCAAGTAAGCGTCGATGGAATGCGCGTTAATTCGATAACCGTGAGCATTTTTTTCTTTGTAATCTTTGTTGCTTAGTTCAGGGTTCTTGGCAAAAGAACGCACCAGGTGATTCCACGGAATCCGAAGCTTGTTCTTTTTATTTGCCCCTGGATTGATGTTGACGTAATGAATGCCCTCAGTCCATCCAGCACCTTTTGTACTGGTCTTGCCAATAGCAATCCAATTACGGATTGTCTGATCTGAAACCGAAAGACGCCTGGCGCACTCCTCGGTTGAGATGTATTCATCTGCGTACATCTCTGGATTGGGACTGTTTTTATCCTGGGACCCTTGTTGCAAAGCCCAGATGCTGCCGAGAATATTACGAATTCCTTTCAATTCGTATGCAATATCCTCTAAGCCCTTGCGAATTCCGTACGACATACCTCAACTGTTTTGGCTAAATGCTAATGTATTTGAACAAGCTTTGTTATGACTATGGACGAACAAGTCCAAAACAGTATTCCACCTGAGTTCCAGCAGATGCCAAAGCTTTCGGCAGAGCAGGTGGAAATGCTAAAAGCTGTTGCCAGGGAACGTGCAATTGCCCAAGCTGCAACCGAAGCGTCTTCTCAGCAAGTACAAACGCAGCGGCTCGCAGTACCCCCGCCGTCTATGGTGCCACCTCAGGTTCAGACCCAAGTCGTTTATGTGAGGCGCAATTTTACAGTTGCTGAACTCTTATTGATTCTCTTATTGTCTTGCGGTTTGGTTGCTGGAGCACAAGCTTTATGGGGAATTGGGGCTCGCATCTTACCTCAGGTTGAAATAAAGGTCAAATAAAATACGACAAACCTAAACTATAATTTTAGTTATAAGGTTTGCGAGCGTATAGGTGGCCAATAGGCGGATCTCAGATTTACCTGCAATTAGTTCGGTCGACATCGCGGATGCCGACCTATTTACTATTGTCCACGTTTCAGAGGTTGATCCTGGGTTAAAAAATAAGAAATTTACAGTACAAGATCATAAGGCATATCTTAATAATTACTATCTTCAGTTAACTGGTGGAACTGTTAACAACTTAACGGTTACCAATAATTTAAATGTATCTGGCAATACAACCCTTGGGGGTAATCTTACCGTTTCTGGTTCGACCAGTTTTGCCAACTTAACTCTTAATGACCTGACCGTAACTGGCACGCTGAGTGGCGCAACGATTACTGGTCAAAGCATCCAAGGTTTAAACGTTAACGGAACCAACGGATACTTCGTCAGTCTTCAAGCTGTCAATGGCACGGCTGATTCGTTTCAAATTACCGCAATCAGCGGTGGAACAATTACCGGAAACGCCATTGCGGCTAGCGGTATTACGGGTCAAACAATCACCGGAAATACTATCAACGCTATTCGAATCAACACCACATCCATTACGGGTGCCACTGGTGTTTTCACGGCAAGTGTCTCTGGTGCAGTTGTTACCGGCGATATTGGACGTTTTGCAAACCTGACTGGAGTCTCTGGAACATTCACCAGTCAGCTTTCCGGTGCGGTCATTACAGGTAATACTGCACGTTTTAGTAACACTACCGGCGTCTCAGGTACTTTTACAAGTCAACTTTCTGGTGCTGTCATTACAGGTGTCACCGGTCAATTCACTCAGCTCAATGGCGTCACAGGCCAGTTCATTAACCTGTCTGGTACTACGGTCACTGGTGGGACAGGTCAATTTACAAGTCTGACCGCAACCTACGTCACTGGGACTATTGGTGTTTCAGGTGCAACAATTACCGCATTAACCGGCAATATTACCGAGATTCAATCAACGTCTGGTACTTTTGCAGGACAGATTTCCGGCGCAGTCATAACCGGGGATACAGGACGTTTCTCC